TCCGAGGGCACGCTTAGAAACTGGACCAACAAAGGTGCAGAAGAGCGCCGACACCAGGCCAAAGGGGGCAAGCCTCGCAAGCGCTTAAGCGCTTATCTAGAATTTTTATTGGCTATAGAAAAGGCAATGGCTGATGCGCAGCTTAGTGACCTTGGAATCATTACGCGAGCTGCACACGATGGCGCTTGGCAAGCAGCGGCATGGAAGCTCGAGCGGCGCAACCCGTCACGCTGGGGCAAACAGCGCATTGAGGCCGAAGTCAAAGGCGGTTTGGTGGTCGAGGGGATCGACTGGCTAGAGCAGAAGATTGACGCAGCCAAAGGGATCAAGGGCGACTGATGAAGCGCTGGGCATTTGGCACACCGAACAAGCAGCAGCGTGAGGTGTTAGTGTCACCGCATCGCATGATCTACTACCGGGGCGGTTTAGGTGCCGGCAAATCATGGTGCGGTGTTATGTTTGCAGCGTCATCAATCCTGCTGCACTCCGAAGGCGTCAACGGTGTCATCTTAGCGCCCACATACTCCATGCTTGATGATGTGATCAGGCCGCAGATTGAGGATCTATGGCCAGAGGATGTGGTGCAGTCATGGCACGGCACAGACAGAGCATACACTTGGCCCAATGGCTCCAAGGTGTTGCTGCGCTCAGCGGATCGACCAGGCAGGCTGCGTGGCATTCAGGTTGGCTGGGCCTGGCTTGATGAGCCAGCTGAGATGAAGGATGAGATTTGGTCTGTGATCACCGGCCGACTCAGAGCGCAAACCCGTTGGCTCCATCAAGTGTTAGTGACTGGCACGCCTAGCGGTTACAACTGGGTCCATGATGCCTTTGGACATCCAGGCGATAAGCTCGAAGAAGGCATTCATGTTGTCCAAGCAAAGACCGAAGACAACGCAGAGCATCTGCCAGACGGTTACATTGAGAGCCTGCGCAACCTGTACAGCGCACGGTTGGCAGCCCAGGAGCTGGACGGATCAGTCGTACACCTTGACGGGTTGGTGTTCTCAGCGTTCTCGCCAGAGCGCCACGTCATTGATTGCAGTTGGCCTGACAACACGCCCACATGGGCCGGCATTGACTTTGGCTATCGCAACCCGGCTGTTACCTTCTGGCGCAAACATCCAGAGCGGCCAGAAGCTTGGGTTTGCTTTGATGAGCTTATGCCGCAAGACATAACGACCGAACAACTAGCCGACCGTATCAGCGCCAAGCGTTACAACTTGCATGAGGCATGGTGCGATCCAGCAGGCAAGGCAGCCACCACAGCAGGGCGCACAGATGTTGAGGCAATGAGGCGAGCTGGAGTGCCGGCCAAGTATAGAACAGCAAGCCGAATCAGGCGCATTGCGTTTGGTCTGGAGATTATGCGAGCGGCCTTAGATCCGGCCGATGGGTCAGAGCCCAGGCTATTTATCCATGAGCGCCTAACCAGCGGCGGAAAACGTGGCATTCATCGCGCGTTGCTATCGTATCGGTTCAAAGGCAATACAGAAGCGCCAGACAAAGACGGCACCTATGATCACGCGATTGATTGCGCACGCTATATGATCGCAAACACACTTGGACTTGATCGCCGGACGGTGAACAGCAGCAAAAAACCTTTGCCCAGATTTACTCAGAGGATGATTGAGCTATGATTGATGAACTGATGGCCGAGCCCATGCGCCGGCTTAACCGGATGATGCAAGACCAAGCCGAAGGCAACCGCGCTGGTTGGATCGCTGAGATTCTAAGCATCGCTGACAAGTGGAGGCCCGAAGGCTACCGCAGAGCGTGCAACAAGCTCCAAGACTACTACAACGGCCAGCAGCAAGAAGGTTTGATGCAGCAGTTGAAAGCATCCTTTCCTGAAACATGGAAGATGCTACCAACCGACATGATCCTGCCTGTGATGCGTCGATGGATTGACCAACAGGCGACGGTCTACCTAACGCAACCAGCTCGCACGCTCATTGATGAAAATGGCGACGCAATCCAAGAGGGGCCGATTAGCCAAGCGTTTGAGAAGCTGCAAAATGACGCAGCCTATTGGGAAGTCTGGCAGCAGCTAGATCGCATGGTCCATTTGTACAACTGCTCATTGCTGATGTTTGGTTGGAACAGTTGGCGCAATCGACTTGAAGCGCATGTGGTCGCACCACAGTTGGTGCATATTGTGCCTGATCCTGATGACCCGTCAGACTTGAGCCGTGCATGGGCCGTGTTGGTTGAGCTTGCATCGGCCACGGGCGTTGATAGCGTAGAAGATCCTAGTGACCGTCGATTCCTGGCCTACTGGCGCAGCACCACAGAAGAAGGCCGCGACGAGTGGCAAGCCGTGGTAATCCATGAGAGCGGCTATATTGAACTAGATGGCCTTGATGATGCCATGGACTTCACAGCGCCGGTCAGAGATGAGAATGGCAAGACCGTTCTTCCCATGATCTGGGTCCAAAAGGAATCGCAACACGGCATTGTATACAGCCGGCCCAATACCGATTTAATTTCAAGCCAAGACGCCATCAATGAGACTTGGGTAGATATTCACGCCAGAGCAAGAACGTCTGGTTATGGCTCATACGTTGCCACCAGCTTAGACACCGATCGTGCACGGGGAGCGCTCAACATTGCGCCGGGTGGTGTCACGATCCTAGAAGAAGGCGAGACGCTATCAACGCTGACGGCTGACAGTCGGCTGTCTGAACACGTCGACATCTTGCAAACCTATCTCTTGCAGCAAGCTCAGCGCTTGGGCTTGTCGCCTTCGAGCTGGTCGCCAAAGGATCGGCCCAACCTGTCAGGCGTAGCGCTCAAGGTTGAGAATCTAGAGCAGGAAACGCACAGAGCCCAGCAGATCAATCGCTATTCTAGGATTGAGACCGAAGACGCATTCATTATCGCCAGAGCCGTTCACAACAGTTACGCCGTGCCTAATGGCGCTGATATGTTGCCGTGGTCTCTGACCATGCATTGGCGACCAGGCCCAACCAGCTTGCCGATCGATGAAGAGGCACAGCGGCGCATCTTAGATCATGACGTATCCAAGAACTGGATCACATCGGCCCAAGCCATGAGCAGAGCGCTTGGAATCACCGAGCAAGAGGCCCAACAGAATCTCAAAGACAACACGTCACAGAATCGCCAACAGATCCAGCCCGCAGGCTTAGGCTTAGCAGAGGCCGCACTTGGGTTGGTGGGCGAAGAATAAAGCATGGCCATCAATCCTGACTCCATATCCAAACGGTTTGAATCGACGTTACGCAAGTCGGTTGGCCGGCTTGAGAAATACATGGGTCAGTTGGTGGCGCAGCTTGACACTGAAGACGAGTTTCTAGTCCCTAACCAAGAGAATCTGGCACGGGCTACGCTGATGCGTCAGCAGTTGACCGATGAGCTGAACCGGCTGGGCTTTCAATCTGACGTGCGCAACCTATACAAAGACGTGGCCAACGTCCTAGCCCGTGAAGCTGGCGACAATGAACAAGAGCAGCTGATCGCCGAAACGGTGCTGGCTGGCTTTGCGTCTAACTTCACCAGGCACTTGGACAACTCATGGTTTACAATGACCGGGCAGATTCAAGACATCGTTGAGCAGGCAATCCTAACCAATGCGCCAATCTTAGACTTGCTCTACGTCCTAGCCGGCCCAGAGCGTGCAAGCATACGCATTAGCGCTCCACTAGATGCGCAGTTTAGCCAATGGCTCAACTGGAGCGCAGCAGCTGTTGACACTGCATTGTCTGGCTTGCTGCGTAAGATTGAGATTGTGCAGGCCACAGAGGCAGGCGTTGAGTTTTACATTTACTCAGGCACCTTGATCAAAACATCACGGCCCTTTTGCGACTTGATGAAGGGCGTTGTGGTTAGGCTTGAGGATTTGCGAGCCATTGAGAACGACCCAAGGTTTTCAAGTCTCAAGCTCCTTAGAGGCAAAGAAGGCAGACAACCACCGATTGTCACCACGCTTGGCGGTTGGCGTTGTCGTCACACGCTCAGAGCCACCAGCTTGGCAGAGGCCAAACGATCCAACCGGCGCATTTTCATGGAAGTTGGCGACGAGCTAAACGCAGAAGCGAGGGCGCTGCTATGAGTTGGGGCGTAAAGATGAGCAACACGATTGAGTTGGATTATCTCAACAACGTGTTGACCACCAAACAAATGGAGTTGATCGGCTTTGCTGGCGCTGCTGTGATCCAAGAGGAAACGCAAGACGGCCACATTGATCAAGATGGCCGACGGTTCAAAGCGTATAGCAGAGACTATGCACAGTTTCGCAAAGAAGAAGGCCGAGGCAATAAAGTTGATCTGACCTTTACCGGCCAAATGCTCAACGCAATGAAAGTGCTTAGGGCAACGGATCGCACGGTCACCATCGGCTTTATTGATAGCCGACCAGCTCGCGGCGGCCTGACTCCATCACAGAAGATGCAACGCACCAATGCTGTGCGGCCTTGGTTTGGCTTTGGGCGCAAAGGAAGCAAGCGCAGGCAGCGAATACAGCAAATCGGATCAGAGATATTTATTGAGGCATTGACCCGTCAATCCTGACGGAATAAAAGGAGGAGGTCAAAATGACCGAACAAGAGCAGTTGGCGGATGCCAACGGGGCCGCAACGGATGCTGCGACTTCTACTGTAAGCCGTGATGAACTAAGCAAGGCAATTCATCGGAGAGATTCGGCGCTGGAGCGCGCCCGGTCTGCTGAAGAAAAGCTGGCAGAGTTAGAAACGGCTAGAGTTGATAGGGAGCGAGCGGAGAAGCAGGCCCAAGGCCAGTTTCAAGAGTTAGCCCAAGAGGCAGAGGCCAAGGCCACAGCCTATGAAGCTGAACTCTTAGCCACCAGGCAGAAGCTCGAACGATTCGCAGCCAAGCACAAAGAACATGTGATGGCCCGTTTTGAATCGTTGCCCGAGGATACAAGGCAGCATTTAGCCGACCGACTCGGCGAAGATCCTGACCTTGAGGCTCTAGATAATGCAGTAGCATTGGCCGAATCATTGAGGCCGGAAGCGGTGGCACCATCTGTGCCTAGAAACATTGGAGCGCAACCCAGCGCAGGCAAAGTGGCCGGGGTCAACCCAGGCGGCAAAGCTACTGCAAGGGAAATCGCAAAGATGAACAAGCAACAGATGGCGGCCTATCTAAAACAAAATTATGGCAAATATTAGCCATCAGTTAAAGAAAGGGTTTTGCAATGGCTGCAACAACCACAAGTAATCTCGCTGCTCTAATCCCAACAGAGCTAATCTCGGGCGTTCTCGTCCAAAACATGGGCGACAAAGCCAGCTTGATTGAGCTGTGCGGCTTTCGCGGCGGCTTCAAGTCGTATGAGTTTGCAGAGCTTGGCCCATTGACGGCTGCTGCTGTTACCGAAGGCGCAGCGGTGACGCCTGCTGCAATCACGCCGGTTGGCACCGTCATCAACGCTAGCCCCCAGGAAATTGCACCAGTGCAGTTGACTCGCTTAGCGCTCGAATCCCAGCAGGGGCCAGACTGGCTCAACCTTGCAGGCGCTATGGGCAAGGCTCTCAAGAATCGTGTCAACGCACAGATTTGCGCCACGTTTGATGACACCTTCAACAGCAACCGCAACACGGTCCAAAGTGGCACCGGTGGTGGTGCGCCTGCTGCAATGGATCTTCAAACGCTTGAACTGGCGCTTGAAGTTGCAGCCGGTAACAACTCCAAATCAATGCCGTTTGGTGCTGATTCGGGCTTGGCTGCTGTTCTTCATCCCACTCAGGTTGCTGGCTTGCGCTCTGCTATCCGCACTTCGAGCAACTACGTTTCACGCGAAGACATCTTGGCCATTTACCCGGCATTGCCGACTGATGGTTTGGTGTTTGGTTACTACAACTGCGCTATTTATAGCAGCGTTGGCGTGGTCCAAAGCGGTTACTCGGTCAACGCTGGTACTGGCGTTAGCTTGAACACGGGCGGCGCGGTGCTTAGCTCGGGCAACACGCACAAAGGTGCGTTGTTCTCAATCAATGAGGCTGTTGGCTTTGTCATGCAGCGTGATCCTAACATCCGTATGCAAGAGGATGTGCTTATTGGATCGGGCGGCATGAACTTGGTTGCCGGTTACGTTGGGGAAGCTGCACGCATCAGCGAGCAAATGACCCTGATCGAGAGCCTGTAACATGGCCGGGGCGTTGATTTATCTTCGCCATTCTTCCGGTCGTCAGCGCATTTGCTCTGAAGACCAGCTCGCGGATTATAAGTCCGCGGGTTGGTCCGAAGAGCGGCGCGTTGAGGTTACGGTGGAAGCAAAGCCGAAGAAGAAGAAGGCACCAGCCAAAAAGAAGAAGGCCGAATAAATGTTTGATCCTGATTGGCTAAACGGGAAAGCACCTTACGCAGCGCACCTTATAACCTGGCTCATGGTTGGGTTGTTTGCGCATGGTGCGCGCGCTGACGTAGACAAAGCGATTGCGGCAGCGCATCGACTACCTGTAGTCGAATCCCGTTTGGCTGATCAGGCTCGGCGTATTGAGCGGCTTGAATTGATGGATTCCAAGCTGGATCGTTTATCAGAAAACATGGCGGCAGTGATGCAAGAGGTAAAACGTAAATGATCCAAACGATACACAGAAGCACAGGCGGCACCATCCGCCACGTTTGCACCTTTGGCCGTCCTAACGCTGGCACGTTTAGTTGGAATCTTTACGACCACGCAGGCGAGCTGGTGACGAGTGCAGCTGGTGTAGTGCTCGCAACCCCAAACACTACGGCGCACAACAGCAGCAGCAAAATGGGCGACCGTACACTAACGACGGCTGATAGCCTTGCTGGTGGTTGGCGCACGCTGATGATCCAACCCCAAAGCTTTGGCAATATTGCTGTTCCTACTACCAAGCGCAGCTTTATGGTTGGCTTCCAAGTTGGCACCAGCAACACAGACGCCATTTTGTTTGATCCGTTGCCCATTGATGTTGCGAGCGGCGACCGGATCGTTGTGCCAGAGGTTACGGTAGCAATTAGCAGCGCAGTTACTAGCGCTCAAGATGCCGGGATCTATTTCTTCGAAGTCATCGCCAATGATGAAGACGGAAACGAACACCGCGAAGCTTCACGCATTGCGATCACATCCGCCAACATCATGCAGCCTTCATCCTACTCAAGCCTGACGCGCCGCTATCCGTTGTTGCGTGATCAAGGCCCGGCCGAAGATCCAGACTTTGCGGTTGCCTTAGATACTGCGCTGGAGCTGGTGATCAGCCAAATGGAGCGCTGGTCGTTTGATTGGTGGAATCTGCGCACATGGGACCAACTAGAAGATGTGGTCAGCGCTCGATGTGCTGCGCAAGTCTTTGGTGCCATGGGGCCTGACTTTACCGAAGCAGCCGACCAGGCCAACGCACAGGCAAACGCTCTGCTGCGTGACACGATTGATTCTCTGGCTTGGGTTGATACTGATGGCGATGGAACACCTAAAGGTGATGTTGCGCCTGACGTTGCACGGGTTTGGGTCAACCGATGACTTGGCCATCTGATCCGGTCAGAAGCTTGATCGTTGACACTATCAAAGACGCAACTTTGATCGGATCGCCAGGCCCTACCGAATGGGACCAAATGAAACCGCTCGGCGCTAACTCATGGCGTCGATTTACGGTTTTGGTCGATAACGGAAATATTGAAAGTTTGACCGATGCGCCTGCTATTGGCGCAACGGGTATTGCCTACTTGCAGCGCGTTTATACCGTACGGGTTTACTATGAGCGCGGCAAGAACAAGCAGTCGATTGGCGCAGATTCTGACGCCATGACCGATGACGCAGAGCGGTTGGTTGGTGCCATTCTGCGCATGAATTATGATTATCCCAACACCGGTCTTGAGTTGCTAAAGCCTGCACCTTGGACCATTATCAGCCTGCCCAATGGGCAAGCATCCGTCGAAATACAATTAAGCGCCAGAGTGCGTAGGAGTCTCTAAAATGAGCCTTAAAAGAATCAATCGAGTCAAGATTGGCAAGCTCTCTGGCACGCCGGTTTTTGATCAAGTCGAAAACTTCACAGCTGCTTCAATGGTTGGGACTGCGTACATTGACCTTGAGATGACCGACGCAAGCACGGTCGAGCTGACCAGCCCCCAAATCGAAATCACGGGCCAGCGTGGTGACGGCCAGGCCAGTCCAGGCGTTGACGGCAACAGAGACGGCGCACCGTCTTTGGCTTTCTATGTGCGCGGCTTGGATCTTAGCGGCGGCGCTGCAACCGGTATCAATGCCAACACTGCTGCTCCTCAATACGACATGTTACTTGAGCAAGCCACCGGCGGCACCGTGCGCAACACCATTGGCGCTGATGCTGATGCTCTATCATCGCGCTGGGTGATCAACTTTGCTGGTGGTGTCGTTGCCGGCATGGGCGTTGCGATCGGGGATATGCTCGGTTGGGTCAACGCTGCTGGCAAAATGGAAGTCATGCCGATTGTTGCAGTTGGCGCAACCACCATTACGGTTGCCGGTCATGCGGTAAACGGCACTGGCGGCTTTAGTGATGCACCAGGCACCGGCGATGATATGTACGGCATGCGAACTTATGCAGTTGATCAAACCGCAGGCGCACGGCCGCACATCGCTGTCCACGCTCAGCTCGCTCAAAGTGGCGTTGAGCGCTTTGTGCTTGGTTGCATGGGTTCAGTGTCGTTTGCTGATGCTGATGGCCTGCTGATGGCAACTTGGGCCGGTCAGGCTCAGGATTGGAAGACGCCAGCAGAGCTTACCGGAGAGCCGACCTTTGGCACTTTTGTGCCGCCTAACCTTGGCCCAGTGTCAACGCGTGGCGCTCGCGTGCTTGTATGCGCTGAGAAGGATTGGGGCGTTTCTAGCGCCGGTTCATTCTCAAACACTGATGTTGCAGTTGCCACGGCAATCAGCGGGAGCCTTGACCTTGCGACCGATATTCAGCAGCGCACGGCAGCAACCGGCAACAATGGCCGTCAAGGCTTTGTGGCTGTTCAAAACGAGTGCTCTGCCGATCTTCGGCTTTATCATGACGGCACCACGGCAAACCTTTTGGCTGGCGCATCGCAAACGTTTGGTGATGGCGCTTTGCTGCAGTTCATGGGCGACCAAACCACGTCAATCATGATGCAGTTTGGCGATCAGCCAGGCAACACGATCGTTCTTGAGATTCCGTGTTATCAGGCCAACGCAGTGCTTGGCGAAGAAGGCGGCTTGGCTACTATTGATTTGACTGGCCGGGGTTTCCGTCCAGCGTACAGCACAGCAACTGCCAAAGTGCATTTGCTATAAGGGGGTAGAATGGGCGAGGCAGCAGCGCTGGACAGCGCAGAGCTTGAGGCAACCGGCCAGATTAGTGATTGGGTTGATATAGTTGACACAGAGGGGGCACCGATCAAACGCGTGCGCCTAACGTTCATTGCATCAGCTCAATGGTTTTCGATCGAATCACGCAAGACAGCTTTGGTCAAAGGCGCAAGCGCTATTGAACAAAGATTGGAAGAAGGCACATCGGATGACCCAGCAGCAGACGCAGCTCGGCTTGGATCATACAAGACCAGCTTGCTTGAAGTTGCAGGTGAAACGGTCGCCAGAAGCGTGCGGCAAATTGAGGGCCAAGAACCTTTCGAGGTTATCGACGGCAAACTTAAACCTTCTGACGTGGAGGCCCTAGCTTTAGACGGGTTGTTCTGGGAGACGCACACAGCGGTTGTGCAAGCTCACTGGACAAGCCCCGAACAAGTTAGGGCGCTGTTTCGCAGCGGGTTGGGCCAGCCAGTTTGAAATTTTCAATTGTTCGACTTGTCCAGAGTCAGCGCGTCATTTGAAGGGTTGCACCTTGCCAGGGTTTGAATCGACAACACAACCACCAACTTTGAAGATTGGCGGCAAACCTTGGATCGGTTGCCCAGGCTCTCTGGCTTCAACCATCAAGGTTGCACAGATCAGGCGCTTGGCTTGGCATACTCAAGGCCGATTGGGGCTTGGCGTATCTCAAGCAAACCCTAGAATCTTAGACGCGCTCGAAAGTTATGTTTCAGGCCAAATGGCTGCGCAGGCGTCACAACATCAACGCGAGCTGGAGCGAGTAAAGCATGGCCAATGATAGAACAACCATCATCATTGATGCCGATGCGTCAGGCGTTGCCGAAGGTGTACGCAAAGCCGATCAGTCTCTTGGCAAGCTCAATGCCTCTGTTGATAATCAAAACAAATCGCTCAACCGCTATGGCGAGAAACTAGGCAAAGCCTTTGGGCCTGGTGAGGGGTTACACGGTCGCCTCTCAGAATTAGAGACGCCGTTGCGTGACTCTGAGGGGGCGTTCGCAAGAGCGCAAATGGCGGCGCTTGAGTTTGGAAACAAAGGCGCAACGGCAGCTGATAAAGTTGGCGCAGGGTTTTTGTTGGTCAGCGATTCAATTGCTGCGTTTGCTTCTGGTGGTGTGGTTGGCATTGCCATTGCTGCTGCTGTTACCGGCTTTTCTCTGCTAACTAATGAAATCAACAAGCAAGAGCAGGCTTCCAAAGAAGCTGAAGAGGCAACGAAGAAACAAGCAGAAGCGTTGCAGAATCTGGCCAAGTCAGCCAACGCAGCAAACGTTACCATTTCTCTTCTCAATGCTCAAAACAGAGAAAAGGAAGTGCGCGAGCGCGTCAGGTTTATTGATGAAGAGCGCCAAGACGTAAAAGCCCGCTACCTTCGGTTGCGAAAACTTTACGATGCAAACGAGGAAGAGTTTAACAAACTTCGGGTAGGCTCACGCAAGCGGGAACTAAAAGCACTAACTGAAACGCAATCCGCAGAGCTAGACAAACTAAAGAAGCAATTCGATACGCTGAATGACGAATATAGTTTTTCGGATGAAAAGATCCGCAAAGCTCGCGCCGATGTTGAAAAGGAAATGCGCGAGAATAGCCAAAACGAAATTACGCTTTTGGTTAAGGATTTAGACGCTAAGATTGAGGCGTCAACCAAAGCTGTTGCAAAGAAAACAGCCAGCGCAAGAAAAGCAGCAACTGGTGATTTTGGCACAGGCGCTGCGCTTGCCAGGCTTGATCAAGAGCGCATGGCCATTGATTCATCAGTTGCAGAATCTTTGGACAAAAATCGCGAGTTGTTGACGCAATACAGGCGAGAAGAGCAACAAGAAAAGTTTGAAGCCTTTCAAGCTGAAATGACCCAACAAGAGCGGTTGCGTCAGTTCTCTGTTGATACCGCAAGGCAGCGCCAAGAGGCATTCATGAAAGCCAACGCTGTGCAGATCGCAGCGGTCAATGCTGTTGTAAATGGCCTTCAACAAATGGCCCATGATGGAGAAATCAGCTTTGCCAAGTTGGCTGATGCGGCAGCAACAGCGGCAGGAAATGAGCTTGTAGCGTCAGGCACCAAGCACTTGCTCGAAGGTGCCGCAACGGCGCTGGGCGGCTTAGCTCGAAGCAATCCCATTGCCGTTAGCGCTGGCACTGCTGAATCACTCAAAGGCGCTGCAATGATCACGGCTGGCATTGGCCTTGGCGCAGTCGGTGGATCAATCGGCCGTGGTGCAGGATCAGCAAGCACGCCAGCAAGCACGCCAACCGATACTAGGGAGAGCCGAGCTGCATCAGGTTCAAGCGGTGGCGAAGGCGGCACCACCATTATTAACTTTAACGGGCCGGCCTTTGATAAGCGTGGCGTTGCTAATGTTATTACATCAGGTCAGCGCATGGCGAAGCATCGCCGGATTGCCGGAGCATAACCAATGGCCATCGCACCATCCCCTTGCATGTTTCGAGTTTTGAGCGCGCCTGGGAACATCCAGTTTGATGCAGTAGTTGGCGGCGCGCCCGTTGTTGTTGTTTGGACTGTTGGCACGGGCGTTGTCTCAGGCAGCGGCGCTGCTGACGATCTATTAGCAGCCATGCAAGCTGCGTTGGTTGCTGGCGGCGTTCCTGCAACCGTAACGTTTGACGCAGCAGCCTGGAGGATCAGCATTGATGTTGGGGTTGGCAATACTATCTCAGTTTCGGGCGCTGCTGTTGCTACTACTTGCGATCTGCATCTATTTGGTTTTGACCAGGGGGTGACCACGGCAGCAGCTCAGACCGTAACGGCTCCACAGGCAGCGCTTGGCACTTGGGCAAGCCCAGTGCCGCTAGGTGGTGGCAATCTGCGCAGGCGAGCAACTCAGGGCGCTCAGGTTGTATCCGTCAGCGGTCGAGTGGTCAGCGTAAAGCGTAGCGCACATCTTAGCACCAACTTTGAGTTTACCGATGTGGCAGAGGCCAGCGTTTTTCATAGCGGCGCAGACTTAGCGCCAACGGTCCATGATGCTGATGCGTTTGAGCGCTTTTGGGAAAACGTCAACGATGGTGGTCAATGGCAATACAGCTTGGATCGCACGGTCCGAACACCGTCAGGCGTTTGGGTCATGGATATGGCCTCAGACTTTGCACCATCTCGCCGGCTTGATGGCTGGCCATTCTTTACGTTTGCCTTTGATGCTCGCGAGTATGTGGCATGACGTATGACAGCCAAGCATCAGGCACAGTGCATGACATTACGCTTGAGTTGCGCGTGGCTTCTGGTGAATTTAACGCCATCTCAGGCAACGCCATCAGTCAAATCACATTTAGCACGGCCAAGGCTTCAAACTATCCGGTTGTGACCTTTCAGAGCGTAGGCGCTCAGCTCAACCCGTTGACGGCGCACAGAAGCCTTGCAGGCGTTTCAGTTGAGATAGCCGACACAGCAGAAGTACGCCGGGCCTTTGCCCCAGGGTACTTGATCCAAACGCAGTTGATTGAAGAAGTCGGCCCAGTTGAAACAACCTTTAAGATTCCCAAAGGCAAAGCAGCTGTTTTGTTGGCCGCTATGCGTGGCGCTTACACCTACGTTTTGCACATCGGATCAGAAACGGTTTTGGTTCAAGGTGGCGCAACGCTGGCTGACCATGACACTTTGACGGTGGTCAGAGGCAACGGCGCTGGCAACTTCAAGACAGACGCAACCGGCCACGTTTCAGGGTCTACTTTGGGCGCAGCTCCTCAGCGCTGGGTTGGCCGTTTGGTGTCAGAAGTTTTGGTTTACCCCAACGGGGATGAAAAGCTGGTGGCGCTTTATGCGTGCGACGATATGCCGTCCTATCGTGACGGGGTTTGGTCATTGCCAATGCAAGATGCGCTTGGGTATTACAACCGCACGCTTGGCCGAGGCATGGCCCCAGCGAGGATTGCAGACGGTGCCGACTATGGAGACGCAACGCTTAACGCTCGCGGCATTTTGATTGCTGGCGATGAAGTAGCGGCCGAAGATTCAGCGGTCCCAAATACCTACCATCTCAACCCGGCTGGCTTTGTTGGTAACGATAAGCTGCTTTCTTCTTTGCGTGGCCGTGGCGCGGCGGCAGGCGTTAAGATTACTGACCCGGCTTTGATCAAACCTGATGCTTATTTCTGGGAGTGGGCAGAGTTTAGGCCAGTGCCCCAGCGTGGTGATTTTCTTGTTGGCGATGAGCTTGACCCGCGCATCCCGTTACAGAGTACAGCGGCTAATCTGTTTCTTGCGCTGCTGACTAGCCGCAAAGGTGACACTGCAAACGGCGGTTATGATGTGATACCGGGCAGCGATATTGCCCAAACGGGCGCAGGCATTGACGTTGCGCGCATCAACACCAATGCGTTTGAGCTTATGCTGGGCGGCTTGCCCCACATGAGAATCACTATTCAGCCAGGTGATTTGGTGCTTGACGTGATTGAGCGCGAGCTGGCGTTTTTAAGCTTGTTCTTAGATATTGACTCAGAGGGCCTGATTACTCTGCGCAAGATCCGTTATCCCGTATCAACTCAAGACTGCGACCACCAACTAACAGACTCCAGCTTGCACGCCACAGCGTCTGAAGAGTTGCGCATGAGCGGCCGCATTGTTTCTAGGGCCACGCTCAAAACTGGGTTTGATATTGTAAATGATGAACACCGGGTAATCTTCAATCTGCCAGGCATTCAAACCAATGAGAATGATTTGGGCGAAGCGGTAACGTTTGAGCCTACTTGGTTCCCGGCACCAACGCTGCGCGCTGATATGTCACGCATTCGCGACGAGCTGGCGCGTGTTATCTCTAGATATGGCGCACCACATCCCGTCTTTGTGCTCGAGCATGATTGGACCCAACATCAAGTGCGCATTGGTGACACTGTAGCCGTTACCAACGCTCGTCTGCCTGATAGCAATGGCGGCTTGGGCGTTTCTATTGCTTGCCTTGTAACAGCAACAGAAGCCGACCTTGAGTCAGGTTTGATGCGCATCACGGCTGAGGCCATCGGCGCTGCGCGTGGTGGTTACTTTTGCCCAGCCGGCGAAATCGTAGCCGTAACAGCTTTGGGCGGTTCATCTTACACTTTGCAATTTCAGGCAGCAGCAACATCAAGGCTTGTTTCTGGCCTATTTGATACCGCTGGCAATGAGGCAGATGAGGCCGAATATTTTGCTACCGGTTGGGCTGTTGCTGGGCGCACCTATTCAACAGGCGCAACCACATGGACGGGCCAAGTTTCAGCCGTTTCAGGCGCAACGGTTACGCTCACAGCCACAGCAGCTCCTTTGGTTGGCGAGATTGTATCCATGGACGCATACGGCACCTTTGGCGCTGCACCATCAACGCAACCCGTTGAGCTTGGATCGACTCCAGCAGGAAACAGACGGCCGGGGCTGGTGCCTAGCACCCAACCTGCGTATTTGTGGCTTGCAGACGCTAATGAGACGCTAGGCGCTGCGTCTGATGATCCGATGGAGTGGGCCTAATGAGCACAACGATTGCCAACCCAAGGCCGGCTATGCGGTCAGAGGATGCAGAATCAAGACGGGCCATCTTAGCCAGCAGCTTTGAGGCCGCTTGGCAAAACATCGGCAACGCCTATGAACAGCTTAGCGTTTTACCTGCTCCGGGCAATGGGGCGCGCACAGTGCCAGCAGCGCATGACCACAGAGCGTCAGCCGATGGCGCATACGTCGCCCAAGCTCAATGCCGCTGGCAAGGCTTGAGCCAAGTTGGAGACGCTAATGGCAGAGCAACTGCTTTCCCCCATGGGTTGGCGTATTTGTACGCATGGGCCGGCCTCATGGAAGTTTACACTACGCAAGAAGTTTCGCTTATTATCTTCGGCACTACTGGTGGTGCTGGCGGGGCTGATAGCCCAGGCAGTGTGGCTCAGGCGCTGGTTTTAGAGATTGGCGGCATTGCATTGCCCTATGAGTTTAGAACATCAAACGATCCCAACAGCTGGGTGATCACTTCAACGTTTACTTTAGGTGGTGGCACTCACACTGCTGCGCTCAGAGTTGATGCGCTCAACGCAGATGGCGAATCATGGGCCGTTGTTGGCGCTGAAGTGTGGTGCAGCTCGAACAATCAAATGGTGACGCCAGCATGACTTTTACACCTACCCGTCATGATTTACCCGCTGCTCTGGCTGCTGCTGACGCGCCTTTGAGCGCTGACGTTATGGGCAGAAGCGTTGAGGCCATTGAGTATCTTTGGCAAGTAACGACCAACAGCGCAGATGCAGCCGGCACAGCTTTACCCGCACCACAAGGCCACACGCATGATGGCAAAAACGATCAGACGCTAACGGCAGCAAGTCAGCCTTTTGTCAAATGGTCATGCGGCTTTGGCGCTCCATTTCTGCGCTGCGATGATCCGTCAGGCTTTTCAAATCATTTGACGCCAAAAGGTGGTTGGGCTTCTGGCGCTGTTGCCATCACTCCGATCAGATCGGTTGTGCATGTGCCGTTTGATGTGACCCTGGGCAGTCCAAACAATGCAGCGGTCAACGTCCAAGTTTTGATTGAAAAAGGCACAGCGCTAAGTGCAGCCAATGCCGTTGCGGTTAGTGTTACACTGGGCGGCGTTACGCTTACAGGCAACAGCGCAGCGGCAGCAGTTGGCCTTGAAGTCATAACCGTTGGCCCATTTGCAGCAGCAGCTTTGGGCGCTGGTGGAGTCAATGAACTTGCCATCAGTATTGCCACGGCTTTATCTCCGGACTTTGCACGCGTTTGGCATGCATCGGTGGTGACAACATGACGCAACCAGCATCAAAACTTGGACCCGTTACGGTTGGCGGATCGGAAACGTTTGGCAACAGCTCGCAAGGCGTTTTTGAGACGCTGGCCGATATTCAGAGCACAGCCCAAGGTTGCGCAGAGTGGATTGATAACCTTGCAAGCGGCACAGGCCAGCGGCCAGAGTTTGCCCATGATCATCGTGGCGGCGTGTGGGGCCGGCCTTTAGGCGTTGGCCATTCAATGCCCATGCGTATTGCAGACGATCACGGGTTTTTTTATCAGGGCGTAACATTTCTTAATGTGCCTGATGTTTCATCGCCCAACGGTGATGCCTACCCAAGCGTAGAAACCAACGGCGGCTATCAATACGTTGATCTTTATATCTACCACAACACAGCGGCTGGAACTAAATACATCACGGCAAATGTCAGCGTCTGGCGCGATGGCGTATGGACCACGCCAAACCGCACTACGCTTGAGCTAACAGCACCAGGCGGCGGCGCGAGCTGGACGCAAACCGAATCATTGCAGTTGCCGGCCGGGCTTGTAAGGCTCGAGCTTATCAATCAAAGTGTGATCACCGATTGGGAGTGGTCATCATTTGTTATTCCGCAAAGGTAAATCATGAGAAGAAAACACCACAAAGCGCCAACAGTAACCGGTGACGCTACAGCTCGCTATGAGCGACTCAGCCACAGCGGATCAACTTGGTTTGATTTGATGCCTACGCCGGCTGATGCGACTGATGGCGGAACAGGCGGAATATGGCCGGCTTTTGATGGTTTGTCATGGGCTACCATTGGAAAGCCTTCTAAACTCGATTTTGCGGGAGCTTTTACGATCACCGGTTGGGCCTATCAAGACCCCAATCCACCAACTCAAGGCAATGAATACGTTATTGGCAGAGACGGTGCCACGCGCAACGTCATCTATACGCAGAGCGACAACGGCAATCAGATCAGCTTCTTTTGCTGGACTCCTGGCTTTAACTCAGCGCAAGGCCCAGCAGCAACACCAGCCGGCCAATGGTATTTTACGGCGTGCGTCAATGAGGGCGCAGGTAATGACCTAAAAATCTACATCAACGGCGCTTTAGCAGGTACTGACGCAGGCGGCGGCGGCGTTGTGGCTTGGGGGGCCGATGACTGGGAGTTTGGGCGGCCGCAAAGTGGTGGCGCAACTGACTATTTTACGGGCCAAATCGACACCGGGCGTTTTTATAATCGAGCGCTAAGCGCTGACGAAATATTTAGAGACTACAACGCCGGCAAGCCGGCCCATCCTTAAGGAGAATAGAAAATGGCAAATCCTACCAACGCAGAGCGAATGAATCGGCCTGTCTGGAACAACACAGCAAGCGTGACAGCGGTTGCATTGACTGGCGGTTTTGATGCTGTGTCAACCGATGGTTATTATGTGATCATCAGCAATGTTGGCGCTAATAACTGCTTTATTGGCCCAAGCAACACCGTCCCAGGCGTTTTGCTTCAGCCAGGCGCAACGTTTGAAACGGCAATTATTCCAGGCTCTGCGCTTTTTGCTCAAGGCACAGCAGGCCAGCCCATCACCGTTGTGCAATATGTGGGTGAGTGATGTTTGATTTTCTAAAAACTGGCGGCAAAGCGCCAACGGCTTTGATCCTGTGCGCCACTTGGGCCTCTGCGCTTGGCACCTTTGTTGCCGCTGCGTTTGGCTTGGCTGAGTTTGACAATGTGGGCGCAGGCTTGCTGACGGGCGCAGCTTCTGCGCTCTACTATGGCAGACGCAAAAGCGATGCTAGCTAAGATCATTGCGGGCTGTTTAGCTTTAATAGGCGCTGTGTCAGCGTTCTTTGCGATGTTAGCTTTAAGGCGAATTGACAGGAAACATGCACAAATCGAACTACTCAAAGCAAGGCAAGAAGCCCAAGCCGAAAACGAAGAAAACAAAGCGCGGCTCGAAGAAGAAATAACCAAGGTTGTTGAGCCGATCCACAAGCTGACCGACAGCAAAGAAGATCGTGAACAGCTCGCGAATCTTCTGGACGAATGACGGCAGCGCTTTTGATTCTAATGCTCTGGTCAATCATCGGCACGGTGGTTGCCTTTGCGTTTGGAAAGGTAACAGGATCATGTTGATTATTGCTGTGCCGTGCGTTGCCTCTGCTGCTTTGGATCAAGGCCAAAAGGCAGAGTGTGACGGCATATTGATCAGCGCCCAAAAAGCCAAAGAAGCCGTGGCATGTGCGCGTGAGGTTGAGCTGCGCAAAACGTTTGAGTGCGCACCTTGTCCAGCTTGCCCAGAGTGCGACAAGCCAGAAACCATGCAGATTGCCACGGCCTCTTTTTTCTCAGGGTTTGTGCTTGGGCTTTTGCTGCTGTTGGTACGCTAGATAAAGAGCGCGAGCGTTTGTCCAAGAGTAGCCAACACCTTGCAGCGCATTAATAACGGCCGGCTCTCCATTTTCAAAGCAGCTGCTCAGCGCAAACCGGTGATGTGACGGCAGGCGTTCAAGCAAATATTGCCGTGATGCTTCTTTCATTGCCTGTTGTTCAGTCTTCATTGTTGCTGGTCCCCATATCGCAAAGGCCCCACATGCGGCAGCCGGGTTGGCCCATATCCAAAAGCTTGAACTGGCGGCCGCCTCGATCGGTTTGCGCCCACTCAACCACGTCATCAATATAAGTTGGCTCGCCTTCTTTTTTGGTCGCTGATTCACGGTGAAACATTGAGCCGCCTATTTCTTTTTCTAACGCTCGAATCTCATCAATGCGCCAGGGGTCGTTATTAGCTACCGCAGCAATTTCGCTTTTTCGGCTATAGATGCACGGGTAGCAGCCGACCCGGCTCGCTGGGTTTTCTTTGCGTAAATACAAAGAACAAGGGCGGATGTTGTGTTTTGTGTGAATAGCCACCACATCCTCAACACTCCATTCAATGATTGGCCGCCAGGTGTCTGCTTTCATAGGGCCGCCACTGTCCCACATATCAAGAGCCGCACGGCTTCTAGACTCAGCAGCTCGGATGCCAACGCAGTTTATTGGCGACTCTTCAAAAGTTGCCATGTGTTGTTTGATTGGATCGGTCTTAAGAAGCCTAGTACAAAACCGAATTGTTCGATGTGGGAAAATCTTATTGGCCCGCACAGCGTCAACAAATCCGCCGGGATACTTTGCGTTTTTGGCTCGGTGTATCGGTCCTATAACGCCTTCAAGGTAATCGAGATAATCGTAAAGGTCGGGATGTTCCCAGCCCGTGTCAGCAAAGACCCAATAGCAACGATCAGCCAAGCCTTGATCAATCAGCCAAAGCGCCATTGCTGTTGAGTCTTTGCCGCCACTAACTGACACCAACAACGGCCGGTCTTCAATAATCTCTGACCAGTGCCGAGCACCTTCTGCAATGCGATCTAAAACGCTCATTGTCTCGCTCTCCATCCAAAACGGTGATTTGCTAAGTCTGGCACAATATCAATCGGCCCCAGCTCGCCCCAACGATTCTTTGCAACCAGCAGTTGAGCCGCTGCATCAGCATCATCATGATCAGGCCGATAGAGCAACAGGATGGCATCTGCATCTTGTTCAATAGCGCCCGAATCTCGCAAATGGTGTGCCGCTGGCTTTAGTGATGCCTTGGCTGCTCGGTTGAGTTGAGACGCAGCAAGCACAACGCAATTGAGCCGTTGGCTTAGCGCTTTGCATTCTGACGACACAGCGCCAACTTCTAGCGTGCGAGTCTCAAACCGTTTGCCCTTGGGCGCGCTAAATGACGTTAAATAGTCAACCACCACGCAACCCAAATGGCCTGCTCTGCTCAGTTTGTGTGCGTCAGAACAAACATCATCAATCGAGCGACTAGGCTTGATCAACAGGCGCTCAAGGATCTGAGCTTGTGTATTGGCCGCCATAAGCACTTGATCCATTGCGCCGGCCTGTTGGTTGCGCAACGGGTTGATGAAGTCTCTGCCTTCCAAGCAGCACAGCGCTTTAAGCGCCAGCTCGGCTTCTGTCATCTCACAGGTGGCAAACAAAACCAGCATTTCAGGGTTTTTGCGCAGCAAATGCAAGGCAACCTGTAAAGTTATTGTCGTTTTACCATCACCGGGCCTGCCTCCAATCACATACATGCGGCCAGGCGTTAGCGGCATTCTGTGATCAAGTGGCGTGCCCGTCGTAAAGCCGGGCTTGAAGGCTTCTTCAAGGTTTGTGGTCAAGGTGTAAAACGCCTGCTGGAGCTTTACACTTTTGTTGCTCTCCACATCCTCAAGAGCGCTGCGCAGTGACTCTAGGGCAGTCTTTGAACTGTCGCCCCAACCTTCGGCAGCGTCTGCCACTTGGCGTGCGATGTGGCCGATCCTGCGCAGCCTGGAACACTCAAGCAAAGCCTCTGCCGCTTGATCATACCCGGCCAAGATACGATCAAGCTTATATTGGCCAAAGCTTTCTACATACTCAGCGCCCCCAGCCACTTCCAGATCACCACTCTGGCGCAGCCTATCAACGATCACCAGCGTTGGTGCATCTCCGCCACCATCGCGAATCTCTTCTAGGATCGCCGACCAAATGGTTTTGTGTTTCTCATTGTGAAAATCACTAGCCTTGATCGTTTCAATCTTCTCAAGCTCAAGTTTAGTGGCAAACATCGCTTGCGCTAAAAGCGTTAACTCTGCTTGCCTTGCTGTTGCCTCTGCTGGGTTCATCTCTGCCCCCTGTCACGCACGTTTAACATCATGCGCACAAGATCATGATCTTGCGCCGTCACAGCTGCGCCCAAAGCATCGGCCGCATGGTTGCGCTGAGTCTTTGTTATCGGCGCGAGCTGCTGCTCTGAATCATCGACCAAAAAGGCCAAAGCATTTTCCACAGATTGTTTGCTTGCGCTCGCATCATTGCAAATGGCCTTCTTTATCTCTTGCGGCCTAAACTGAAGAATCGGCGTTGCCCACACTTCGCCCAAAGCAGACAAGCAGCCCCAGGCCATGGCAACCGATCGGTCAGCATTAACAAAGCTTGTCCAGCTTTGGGCCTCTGCCGCAATCACAATGGGTTCATGTTGCCGTTGCAACTGCTGCAACTGCTTTGTGATGTGCGCAACTCTTCTGGCGTTATCATCGCAGCGCTTGAGCTTGCGATCCGGCTTAGTTCTAATCACTCCAGCGCCCAAGCACCTTGGGCGGTCCCCACTCAAATCGAGTAGGGACCAACCAAGGCTTGAGAAACCGGGATCAATACCCAGAATCACCATTGGGGAGCATCTCCAGCCGGGGCCGCTTGCTGTTGCGGTTGTTGCTGGAAGGCTTCCACACGTTTGATGCGGCTGCTTTGCTTCTGTTCACCGGCGTTGGTTTGATAGCTCCGAACGTCAGTAGTCAGCCTAAACGTCTGATTGCGAGCATCGCCGATCATGCGCGTCATGGTCATCAGCATTTGCTCTGGGTTGTCACCATCAGGCATTTGATTATAACCACAGGCGTCGTACATCATGCGAGCAAGCCAACCAAACTTCGCAGGATCATGCGGCCAATCTAGCCACAAGTAGCGGTTGCTGTAATCACCATCAATAATCACAAACGTCAGCGATGTGCGCGCTCTGCCGTCTGCGTCGTAACTCAGCTCACACTCTTTGAGCTGCGCAGCATACCGGCCAGCAGGCACAGGCGTTGAAGTGCCACCACTACCGCCCCAGGAATCCCAAACATCTTGCTTTGTCGTCATCTTATGCACCTTCTTTCTTAATGCGGGCCAATCCCGCGTATAAACTGTCCAAATCTGCTTGATTGCGGCTTGGCCAAATGTGCCAGCCTGCATCACGATCGCCGAACAACTCTTTGGCTGTGCGACACTTTGCCGTCTGTTGATTGCTGGGCCTGAAATCAAGGTAACGCGTGGACGGCTCAAGGTTAAGCCGCTCGGCCTCATGCTCTGCAACAATGCGCAAGCGTGCCACGCAGTCAAACTGCCCAATCGCATCAACCGTGGATTTTTCTGGGATCGACGGCCGCCAATGACCGGTCAAGCCTTCAATCTCTTTGGCCTCTTGCTGAAACGTCGCAACCGCTGGCACGCCAGACCCAGCAGCGTCACGCAGAGCACGGATCGAGCGGGCCAACATGGCTTTACGCGTCCCATAGTGCTGCAGTTGGGGCGTATCAAGCAAGCCGGTTGCCTCGCGTAGTATCAACTCGCTAAGCTCTGACATTGTATCCACAGCAACCAAACCGCTTGGGTTGTCGATGGTGATTTGATTCTTTATCTCCTCCAATACCGCTTTGCCGTCACCATTGCTGGTGGCGCTCAAAAGTACAGTTTGAGATAACCCAACCTCGCGAGCTGCTGAATACAAGCCGCGCTCTGTGTCGATCAGCAGCGCTGACCGTTGGTGATTCTCAGCAGCTTTGGCCAAACCAGCCAAGAGCGTGCTTTTGCCTGTTCCAGGCGCTCCATAAATCATGAGCGTCATTGCCGATGATGGCGCTGCGCTCAAATCAATCCGTTCCATAGTTGCCTCCTAAAGCTAGAACGTCAGTTGACCATGCCGCACTAGGGCGGCGTACAAATGCACAGCGGGGTTGGTGCGGTATTTATCCGCAAGCGCTGGCAGGTTTTTCGTTTTACTTGTCGTCTTGTATTCGATGATCGCAAGTTGACCATTGGTCAGCCTGACCACCATATCTGGAATCCCGTGCAGCCACTTCTTTGACCCGGGCATTTTCATGACTCGGCGGCGCTCTGACTCGACAATCTCAACCACGTCACGCATTGCCAAATCAAACATGCTGCGTGCGCGCTCGGCCATTTCTTCCAAGCCGTCATTCTCAACCAGCTCGTTAAATGCCTCTGAGTCAATCTGGCTGTTTTCGTGCATCTCAATCGCTCGGATGCCTAGTTCAATGCGCAGGTCATGGCTTGTTAGACTCTGATCTTTAGCGAGCATCTCAAGCAGATGATGTGTGAGACTGCCACGGATACGCGCAACAGCCTTTTTGCCTTCAGATACCTGACGTTTGCGCCAGCGATACTCAATCGCCCAAAGCCGTTGGCATTTGGCAAAAGATCGCATCTCGCTTGGGCTGATCACAAAGCCGCGCCGGTCTCGCTTTATTTCCTTTGATGTGCGCCCGTATTTGATGCGGATCGTTGAAGGTTCTTTGGCCTCTTCAACGTTGAGCCAGCCATCAATATCAGACGCCATCGGGTCTGACTCGCAATAGATGCGCCAATGGCACATCTCGCAGGCGAAACCGTTTTTGGGAGGGAGCAAACTGCTCTTGGCAATGGCCTTTTGATAGTGCTGAGCATCATAGAGCGCCGAGTTGGTCAGCGTATCATCTGCCCACATATCGTAGCCAAAAACCCATGCCTCTTGATCGCGCTGCTGCAAGTGCTCCAAATACGTCTGATCAACGTCTTGGCCTTGATCGTCGCAAGTCTTCACATACAGCGCAGCTGTTGTGTCAGCTCGCAAGTTGGTTGAGACTTTGCCGCTCTTGAGCACTTGAGGTTTGCTGGGCGGCGTAGGCCGTCCCAAAATATAACGAATCAACATTGTTGCCTCTTTTCCTAGTAGCCATAGCCTTGATGGCGTTTGCCGTGTTGCGCTTCTCTGCGTCGCAAAACGTGTTTTGGGTCTGGTGTTTTGTGCTCTGACTCAACGTCATGCAGCCAGTAGATGTAGAGATTGCGCATATCTATAGACAGCTGATCGTTGGCTTCGCGATAACTCAAAATCACTTGTCTGCGCTGCTCGGCTGGCGAAGATGACTCAAAGCGCCAAATCAATGCGCGCTCTTGCTCTTCAGCCTGTTCCTTTTCCAGCGCAGCTCGCTTTGTCTCCCTAAGCTCAATCAACTCTTTGCGGCGTTTATCGAATAACTCGTTCCCATAGTCTTCGGCCGCTTCTAAGTGAATACCCGTGCAGTTTTTCAAGCGATCTTCAACATAGCTTGCAGCGACTCGCCCGCTGTATTGGCCTAAGATTATTGAATCAGCACCAGCAAAATCCACACACTCACGCACCATGTGTTCAATCTCACGGCGTGCGCGATTATAAGCCCACTGCATGGCAGCGACTTTGCGCCAATCAATCTCAGGTTCTTTGTTTGCCATGTTTGCCTCTTTATCTTCCAGCTCGCGTTGCAAGCCAGTCTAAATCAATCCTCTGACACGCTAAGCCCAGCAAAGAAGCCGACCAGCGCCACCAACACCATCAGCATTTGTATCACCACCATCAGTGATAAACCGGGTGGATCGTGCAGATAAAATCAAAGCCGTCTTTTTCAGTGCACCAATCTGGTGCGCCACAACCTTGAGTTATGCCAAACATTGACGTTTCTTTGTCTTTGATCACCACCATCGACTCAGCAGTTTTGTTGGCAAGCATCAAAGCTTTACCGGCTGCTCTCAATGCGTTCTTGTGCCAAACGCAATCAGTGAACTTGCTCATGAGCTGGCCCACTTTCCTTCACGCACCATGGCTTCAATTCGGTCAGCCATTTCCAACAGGAAACACAGCTGGCCTTCAAAGTCTTTTGGCGCTTCGGTCTGCGCTTCTTCGATCCTGTCCAGTTGGTCATCAAGTTGTTGTCTTAGTACTTTGCTCATTTGCTCTGCCTCTCATGGGCCTCAGCCCAGCTTGCAGCCCGCAGGATGCAGTCCATATCTTTCTGCGGCATGTGCTTTGCTAAGAAGCCATCCTCACAGTATTTGTCTTGCTTCATAATCACGATCAACTCTGGGTTGCGATACATCAGCAACACACCACGCCAAACCTTCTCAGTCGTTTTGGTCTTCATCCCAAACACTCCACAGAAACGATCGGCCGACCATCTCCACAATAGGGTAATCATCAGCCACACTGCTGCGCACTTTGAAGAAGCCTTTCAACTCAGGCTCATGGTGCATGAGCAAGCGAGCAAAAAAGGCCCCAAAGTTGTTATTGATTTTGAAGTCATCGTTGCCGGTATTTAAAGCCGTATGCCAGCGCACCACTTCAAACAGGCTTTTGATGCCGTATTGCTTGTGGCCAACTCTTCTCAGTTGAAAAGATAAGCGCTTCAACTCCGAATACACAGCCGGGTTGTCACGGTGAAACTGGATAAAAGCCTCGATCATTGCTGGGGCTTCTGGATTATAAGAAAGTTTTCTCATTGCTGCCTCTCCATACCGGAGCCCATCCCGGCGCAGGGCGTTAGGGTTTAGCCGTTGTCGGGATGTGACGCCCACCAATACAGCATGTGCAAAAGCTCGGATTGGTTCTTTGGCATTAGCATTAACTTGACACTGTCCAGTCCGTTTTCATCAAACGGGTCAAACCCGGTGCCTTCTTTCCAATATACGCTGTCGCTCTGCAGTAGCCAGTCAACAGAGAGACACAGGGTTTTGCCTGTATCCTCACACTCCTCTAGCATGTTGCGCTTCCATTTTTTAAGAGCGTCTCTTTTGTTAGTACAGTAGCTAAAGCCGTAGTGGCTTCCATCGTCGAGCCGACTTGGCACTCGGTAAATCATAGCTGCACCAACTTAAGCGCGTGCTCATAACCGCAGATCTGCCCTTTGCGCCCCCACAAGCCCGTGCTGCGGTTCCAGAAAAAGCGACCGTTCGGACCCGTCAAGGTGGCTACGGTGCGCTTGCCTTTGTACTTGACCTCTTCAAGGGTACAGTTAGGCGCAGGAGTAGAAGTAAGATATTGAGGTTGCATTTTGCCTCTTTCTGCCTTGCGGCGTTGAGCGGGTAACCATCCCGCACATCCCTTATCGGGCATACTTCAACTATTAGCAAGCATTTTGACGCACAAAGTTGCGCACTAGGATTGAGCAAGCAAATCAATAAGTTGCAACACGCACCTAAACCAATGACTTTGAAATCCTGAAATTTGCAAAAAAATCCTCACGCTCCCCTGCTTAACCGCGGTGCTGGCTATACCCCCTCCCCCTTCCCCCTTAAAGGGGAAGAGGGGGAGGGGAGGTAGAAAGCCCAGCCAGCGAGCTGGAGCAAAGCACTTGCATCAGGCCACCGACTAATCCAGAATGCGCCCAGCGCTGCTCAGTTTCACCATCAGACAGCGTGCCGAAGTTAGGCCGGCCGACACGTTGCCTCGTCGGTCGGTCTGCTTTGGCCTTTGGAGGCACCATGCTCAAGCAAGGCTCACAGGGCCCGAACGTCTACCGTTGGTCAGCTTTCCTGCGTCACCAGGGGATGTACAAAGGCGGATCAACTCCCAAGTTTGGCCCGAGCTTGCATCTTGCAACGCTCAAGTTTCAGGATCAGGCCGGAGTCTTCGCCGATGGTATTGTTGGCCCGATCACAACTCATGCAGCTGAGACGATCGGCTTTGAAGGGTTCACCGTGCTTGCAGAGCCACAAGGCTTGGCAGATCGTGCAGGAATCCCGCCAGAAGTGCTTGAGGCATTCCGCAAGGTTGAAAGCAATGGGGACAGCAGCGCCATCAGGTTTGAGCCACACTTATTTGTGCGCTTCAATCCTCGCACGGCTGGCACCATCCCCTACACTCCGAGCAAGCACGGGCCATGGTCTGTGATGACTAAGGAAACCAACCGGGCTGCGTTTGATCGAGCGTTTAAGATCGATCCACATTCAGCGGTCAAGGCTACAAGCTGGGGAGCGTTCCAAGTGCTAGGGCAGCATTTGCTTGATGAGTTTGACAACCGACCAGACAAAGCGGTTGCAGGCTTTGACGCCAACCCAGAAGACGTATCAGCGTTTCTGCTGGTGCGTTGGTTTGCAGCCAACCAGAGAGCCAAAGGATACGCCAACCAAAGCCCACCA